TCATCCCACTGTTCAAGGTTGACTGAGGAGAGACAGCAGACGGCTGTGCGCTCTTCGTCTGTTGCGAGATGTATCTCGTTACATAGGTTAGACCCTCTAATTGATAGTCCAAGAGCTTTTTGACTGTCTGGTAATGCACGGTTGGCTGTGTCAATGAAGTTGAGGTAAGGTGACCCAGTTCTGAAACGAGCTTCAAGTATTCTTTGCCACAACTCTCTAGCTTGGATTGTATGTCGGATAGCTCCTGAGTGTGGGCATCGTAGTTCCCATTGTTCTCCATTTTTTACTGCCTCCATAAAAGCATCTGTAATGTTTACTGCGTTAAATAAGTTAAAGCACTTGCGGTTAGCATCGCCACCTGTTGGTACTTTAAAGTTTACGAACTCAATGATCTCAGGGTGAGACACATCAAGGTATGCGGCATAAGAACCCTTACGGGTCTTGCCTTGTTTGTATGCTGTCATCTGTGCGTCCACGACTTTCATGAACGGGATGACACCCGGTGCCTTGTCACTTACAGGGCGTACATCAGACCAGTGACCGCCGACTCCACCTCCTTTGACAGATAGCCATGCAACTTCAGCGTTGTGAGAAATAAGGGAGTCCAGATTGTCACCAACATAACTAAGAAAACAAGAGATAGGAAGGCCTTTGACTGCCTCTCCATCTCTGGGTGCGTTAGACAATACTGGAGATGCATACATAAACCAACGCTTGCTAGCATAGTTATAAATGCGTTGAGCAAAATCATAGTCACCCTCACAATAAGCTACAGCGGCACGTGCGAATGCATGCTGAGGAGATGTCTCATCCTCTAACATGTAGTAATCTTTTAACAGAGACCTTGCCTGATCCGACAGGTCATTGTCTCTATCAAGATCTATGTTGATACCTAAGTATTCCACTAATCAAGTCCTTCAATTTCAATTCCGATTCGTTTAAGTTCCGCACCCGGAATGTCATAGACACACGCATCAAGAACACCTTCGACGATTTCTGAGATTCCATCTTCGTTCCTATGCTCGGGCGAAACTTCAGTTATATCCACATTGAATTCTAAGTCAACCCTTACTTCAATTTCTTGTGCCATTACCAGTTAATCTCTTCACATTTCTTTGCGTTCTTAATCCATCGGTTAGCGTACCACACGGTCTTCTCCATATTCTTAATGGGATCACCCTTGGTCCACAAGCGATGGCCTGTGTATTTAATGATGTTGCCTTGGCAATACATGCACGCATGGTACGGACCGAGTACATCTTCTATGTATTCAATTGTTTCTATCGTGCCTTGATTGTAATGGGCAGGACTATTGATGTCATCATACATCTCATCATCCACTACATCTTCCAGAAGCGCAGTCACCTCTGGTGTCATGTCATCACGAATATCTTTGAACTTCATCACGCACTCCCGTGTGTCTTCGTACTAAAATCTAGGCTGATTACATTTCCATCCTTTGTGAAGTTAGGCTTGTTAGCTTCTTCTTCCTCTGCGTAAATATCATCAACTAACTGTTGATAGCTAGAATAAAAGAACTCTTTGATATGATCAAGAAAGTCCTGATCATTCTCCATCAATGGGAGACATGCCGCAAGCATCCCACACACACTGCGGATTTGTGTAAGCTCTTCTGGGCTTAAGTCATTCTGTACATCTTCTTCAATGTGTGCGACAACCGATCCATCCCACGTACCATCCTCTTTAAACTCAGGGTTAATGGCAACTGCAAATGATGAGTGTTTGTTATCTTCTGTCATGGTAACTACCTTTGTATTTTCTCGTATGGAAATTCTACTAACTCGTTAGGTATTAACCTATCAGATTTAGTTCTCTCGTCAAGCCATTCCTGTGGAACATCCTTGTCCGCATACAGAAATCCATGCTTATCACACCAAGAAGCATAGGTTGTCTTCGCACCCTTACGCAACTTGGCGTTACTATTACTAAACACAAAGCGGATATCCAAATCCGGATGTTGTTTCTTTATCGCTATGTGTTTACTTCTATCTTCAGGTAGGAACCTACCTTTTGTTTCTATGATTATTCCATTTGGTAATAAGAAGTCTGGCGTGTACGTTCTGTATGCCAGATCCTCCCATTCAATTTTGAAACACTCATACTTCGCATCGCACTTTCTAGATTGCAAAGAGTCAAGTACTGTTTGCTCTAGGCCAGATCTGTAGCCATGCTTTATCGCATTACTCCGTTTCTTGCTCTTTCTGATACTCATCTGCTATCTCAATGTATGCAACCAATGGCGGATTCTTCGCCTGTGATGCAAGTGAGGGTAGCTCTTGTATTGAGGGCCAACACTTGTAACGATACTTACACCAACCACATTCCTCACCGAGGATCTTGTTACCGGTTGGCTTCTTTCTGAATGTCTCTTCGACAGGTTCAAAGCAACGCTCAAACTTATTTGTTTCTAGCTTGTCTGCTTTCTCTTCGACTTCATCCAAGATGTCCTGCCTATCGACAGCCATGTCCCATGCAGATACATATTTGAACTCGCCAGTTCCCTTGTTGACTACCCACCATCCACCGGGTTCAACACCCAGTGCTTTAGAGTAGCCCGCAAGCTGACCGATGTATCCGAAAGCGTCATGCTCTTTGAGTGTCTCATAGTCTTTGAACTTATTATTATAGGACCAAGGGGATGCTGACTTGATATCATCAACACGCTTATCCATGATTAAGTCATGTGTCCCATCAATCTTATGCTTACCGACATGCAATGTACTCTTGAATCCATCACTGAATTCCACACCTGCCTCAGTCAACACACCTTTGAACACAGCCTCGACAATGTCACCGATCATCATGTTCATTAGGAAGTTAGCTGAGGGCTCCAGCCCTTCTTCAGGCTTGTTCTTATCAAACCATAGCTGACAGTATGGGCGACCGATGTTAGACATGCGCATTGTAAATGTACGCTTGCTTTGGTTGAACTGTTTCTCAACTGCTTCCTTAACATCACGTACGATACGAGCAATTGTGGCATCTGACATGCCACGTTTTGCTTTGCGAACATCTTCAAGATACCTGTGTATCTTTAACTCAGCAGGATGATTCATTCAATCACCCCTCATCGTCGATGTCGATAAACTCATCAACTAACAGAGCATCCTCATTGGATACATTCTTACCTGCAACTTCATTGTACGCATTTACAATGTATTGATTATAGTTACCGATCCACTCAATAAAGTTTGAGAATGTTTGCTGATCACTGTCCAATAAATCAATTGTACTTGAAAGATCAAGACTCTGTGTAGGCAGATAGAATGATGCACCAGTAGCTAGCTGTCGTTCTTCTGTACCACAGTTAATCCAGTGTTGAACTGGTAAACGCTTTTGACGACCTAGTTGTGAGAATGGTTCACCCATTGTCTTGAACGCATCACGGTTATCAATCTCCCAGATAAACGGAGATACATCCGCATCAACTTCATTCCCCTGATCATCGACAGCATTGTTAAGCTTGACTTCACCCAACAGTACACGAACACGCTTAATCTGTTTGATCAGATCTTTTGTTGCATCTGGCAATGACTGAAAGTCTTCAATGTAACCAGCAGGTTTGCCGCAGTTAAACCCACCAGTGTTATCTTTCAGATCACCATTGAGATCTTCAGACATCAGTGTCTTAACGTAGTTCTTGTTCTCTGAATCGTAACGCTTGTACATAAAACGCTGTACGAATACACGTAAGCTAGCTGACTCAGCGTAGATGTATGTATCATCAGGCATCTGAAGACGGTACATACCTGCAGGTACAACCTCCATGTTCTTCATCTTACCTTTGACTTCTACCTGTCCCATGACAGTTTGATTCCAGATGCGCAGACGTGGTAGCGTTGAGGACTTTGACGGTCCCTTGCTCATGTCCGCACCCATGCCCATCGCTTGGGCCATTTCAGCGAAGTTGCCGCTGTTAAGTGTAGTAATTTCCGTAGTCATCTCAGACCTCCTGTTGCTCAAGCCAGTTTACACCAAGTTTAGCTTCAAGTAAAAGGGGTACATTGAAATCAATACTGAATTTATTATCAATAA